ATCAATCGGCGCTGGCGGACCGCGGTCCTGGCACTCAGGACGCGGCCATGGTGTGGGGTGCAGATGATGGTCATGTTATGTGATCCTCATGGTGTGTTTGCCGACGGCACGAGCGTTCAAGGATTCTTGTTCAGCGCGGTCCTTGGCGCGTTCGCGTTTCCTCTTGCGAGGACCCCGAAGAATCCGCTCGATCCGGTCATATTGCGCTTGAAGTTCCTCAGTCGCCGCGGTGAAGTCATAGTCGGCTGGGGAGTAGTCTACTCCCGGTACCATCTCCCAGCCGTCATTGGCCTCAGGATGAAAGACGCACTCAAGCCGCTGGTCAGCACGATCCAGTTCTCCTGCTAACTCTTCAAGTTGTGAGATCGCCTCACCGTAGACGGTCCGGAGATCGCTCAGGGCATCGCGCTGGTCTTGTGTCAGGGGTTGTCGGGCCTTGATGGTCATGCGGTCACCCGAAACTCTGCGAGCAGTCTGGTGCGGGCTGGATGCCTCAGTTTCCGAATGGCTTTTTGATAGACCTTTGAGATCGTGTCACCGCACAGCCCGGAGGCCCTGGCAATTTCTGCCATCGTCTCGGCTTCGCAATCAAGACCAAACACCCGGCGGAGGATGGTTTCCTCACGAGGGGTCAGCGTTTCAAGGGTACGCGTGACGCACTGTTTGAGGTCGATCTGTTCAATACCGCCATCATACGTGGGGTGCTGGGTGTCCAACAGGTCCGCCAAGGACATGGCCTCTATGGCGTCTCGGCCGCGATAGCGTTTCGCTTCGACGGTGTTGAACCGATATTTTGTCTGAGCCGTCCAGGTGTCTCGCTGAATACTGCGGCCGTAGTGTTTCATTATTTGATCCTCACAGCATAGCGCATCACGTCCGCGGCATACACGTCACCGAGTTCGCCATTGGGGCAGATCGGGGTGGCCACATCACAGAACCAACGAGCCCCGGGCTTGCGGTCATCTGCTTGCCACTTCTTCAACACATACCAGGTCCAATCGCCCGCTTGCCACACTTCATACGCATTCGCACGTTTCACAGTTTTTCCACAGAGGTTCTTCATGATTGCTTGTCCTTTTTGTTTCGTCAACATTAGCGCACCTTCAGGAGTTCCATGCACCGCGGCGGCACAGACCACATACGCTGGTCGTCGCCTTTGACTTTGACGCGGGTACGGTTGATCTTGATAATCGTCCCAGTCGTGCCATTGCTTATCAACACTCGGGCGCCAATGGTAAAGCCACCCTGCACAGCGGCATCGAGCTTGTGCATACGAGCACTCGTGCGCGCACGGCGCGCTTTATTGTACTGGGCACGAATGGAGAATTGGTCAGCGAACCGCATGAACTGGTTGCCATCATTAGGCATGGGTGAGGACGTGGGGAGGTAGGCAGCCGCCATGCGATACGCGGCTTGCAATTCCACAGACTTGCGTTTCAACGCGGCGCCGCGGAGTTCGCCATCACAGGACAAATTCTCAGGGCTCATTTCGTTCTCAATCCGTTCCATCCACGCCCGGGCGTTCCCGGCATGGGGCATGGCGCTCGCGGGCAATCCCGCTTTGGGAAACATGTTATCAGCCCAGATCATACGTTCAAAGTAATTCATGATTAGTCCCTATGCTGCGAGGCACGCAGCGGCTGCGGGCCGGGCTCCGTGCGAAGGGCCGCAATCTTCGTGCGAAGTTCCGCGTTCATCAGTCCCAGCTTGTGAATCTGAACATCGCGGGCCATGATAGTCTTGCGCAACCGCGAGGCATACTCGGCCTCTGACTCAGCAAACGTCCCATTTGGCATTCTAGGCATAGACTCTCCTGTTATTCCCTACACTATAAGTCTATCACACCCCAAGCAGAAGTCAAGCGGAATTCCACCACATTAGAGCATTCTAATGTAACAAAATTGAACACTGTATCATAAAAGACACAGTTCAGGGCGCTTATAGGAACTTATAAGGGGGTATATGTGTATACTTGAGGATACCGGTTAGGTCAAAACTTTACGATTTGGGGCAATTCGGTGGATGATCTGAGGAATGAAGTAATGAGGGTACCGCAGTCTGAACAAATTTGTTGGACGAATTCTTGACCCTCACCAGTTTCAGGGACTTCAACGTACTGTTCAATGTAGCGGAGATGCTGGCAATTGATTGAGGATCGATACATGTATCATGAGGCCTCTAAAGGATAATCAGTTTGCGGCAGACGCCACAGATGGTATGAGGACCGAAGCAATAGATGATCTTGTGGGTGCAGACAGGCTGACCAGGCCATCCCTCGACGTAAAGGCCCTGGTACCGCGGGGCCAACTTTTTAGATAACTCAGCGATCTTCTTGCGCGCCACGCAACGCTTCCGCCTGTGCGCGCACCGCGGGCCTCGGTCAATCGTGAGAGTTTGTCAATAAGGGCCCGCGCTTGTGCATCCTTCATAATTGCTTCCAGGCCACACAGAGCAAGCCTAGCTGCACATACATTGAACTATAGAATAACACAGGGTCATGCGCCCAGAGCCAGGCGTGAACCGCACAGTACCCCAGGACTACAGGGAGCAGGAACATGACGAGGCCCACCCAGTTCACCCAATTGAAAATGGAAAGCCACTGCGCCCAGGTGACGATATCGTGCCCCTCGGTGAGGACAAGTCCCTGAGGTGCCAGAGGTTTGATTGGGAGATTACACTGCGTCATGCTAACAATGTCCTTACAAGGCCCACGAAGTCTATCACTAAGAACCCTCCATACAACAGCGAGAACCCCACAGAACCGCGAGACATGGCGGCACTACAGAGTAACAAGCTGGCAATTTCCCAGAGCACATAACACAGGAGCATCGGGGGTAAAGGAGTGGTCATCATAATCACCAAGGCCACCAATAAACTCAAGGACATACCGAGCACCTCGGCGCACAGTCTGACCTTGTGGGCCTGCCAATCAGCTTTGATAAAGTTTATCATCGCAACGTCTCCCATACCGCTATAAGCACAATGAGCATCAACAGGACTCCCTGAGTCACATAGAAGTACCGCAGGCCCTTCGCGGTCTCTAGAAGCCCTTGAAAATACTCGCGGTCCGTCACAATATCACGCCTTTCTCTACAGCATCCAGGACCGTGTTCTCTCCACGGGTCCTCAAAAGCAATTTGTTGCTCCTCAGTAGTGAGGAGCAACTGAATACCCCTGACATCGGTGCAAATAAAATCAATCTCTTCCGCGCCGCGGTCCGCGGTGAATGTTTGCTCCCCACCCAGGCGGAATAACAGGCACCCCAAGATTAAACGCACCAACTTATCGCTTTCCGGTAATTTCATTGTCCCCTCCACGGCACACCAAGAGACCCCACGGTTCTGACAGGTTTTTTGGCACACTGGTATTTAGCCTTCAAATCGGTAGATCATCCAGCAATTCGGTAACTATTATTCTGGTGCATGATCGGTAGTGATCCGTGAGGGATCAGGAGTTGAGCAATTCGGTAGATCAATTGATTTTTGTAAACGGTGAATCTTTGCAATCAATTCTGTATTGGTAAAATCTTACTTCGTTCTTATGTCTTCCTACGCTTGCGTGTGGGTGTATAATAATTCAATTCACTCACGACGGCCGGTATAATTTCAGCGGCATGCCACATAATCGTTTCCCGCTCGGCATCCTCACAGACCAAACTGGTCAATTCAGAGAGTTTACGGAGCAATCGTGCCTTAGAGCCTGGGGTGAGGATCATCGCGGGCCCTCCAACGTATCCAGACATTCAAAGACCACAATCTTATTCACGGTATCCCACGCTTTCTGACACATCAGAGGCGTCTTGGGTGTTGTGGGTGCACAGCCGACCATCAACAGAATCAGTATCATAGCGAGGATCATCGCGGTCGACTCTTGATCTTCATGATGGTAGGGTTCCCCTCTTGGGTCAATTTCAGCCATTGTTTGAGATAGAATAAATCGGATTCGAGGGCCTGTACCTTGTCCTCGATTGAATAGATAAATCGCTCCATGATATGCAGCCCATACTGGACATCGTTCTTCACCTGTTGCTTGCTCATGATCGGGCCCTCAAAGTCTGACGCACGGCCATGAGGGCACGTCCTAACCAATTCGTCCCACGCCAGAGGGAGCGGTCCAGGAGAGTCGGGTCGCTCATGCCTAATCCCACACCCCACACACAATCAGTCGGGCTGGCTTCCACAAGTTCTCGGTCCTGAGTGCCGGAAACCAGGAAATTCAGCAACGCGGTATCTTGACTAAACTTAGCAAGATTGCCTTGATACACAAATTCACGGGCCACACAAGTCCACGCATTGAAGGTGAATCCTTTGACCTGTCGACCCAACGCTTTTTGTTCTCGCGGGTTAGACGTGTTCAGAATCAGGTTCAGGGTATCCTGGTCCCCAAAATAGCTGGCTTTGCTGGCCATCATATATTGCTCCGCGGTACTATAATGCAAGCCGTCGAGGGTAAACGGACTGGGATACCATTGACTCAATGGCCCGCCATAGAAAAACAAACACATATCGGTATCAGATTTCATCTTATCCTCGCGTCAATCGTTCCCGAATCTCTGCCAAGGTCTGAGTATATCCTGGGCGACCATCCTGAAAAATAGTCTCCAACGCTCCGTTACCTTCAAAGTACCGATCTGCTCCGCAGTGGAACATCGGGACATCTTCATGGAGTGTGAACCCGGTCACGCCATGGGCGCCATGATCGGCCGTCACACAGAGCAATCCTTTCGCAGACTTCTTCAGTCCATTATCCGTCTTGGGGTTCTTCGATATCGTCACCCGTTCCCCGTGAATCACGCCCGACGTGGCTTTCATCGCCATGCCAAACGTATCGCGGGTATTGTATTGATAGGTGAATGAACCAATGCCAAACACAATGTTGGTGGAGGCAAATCCACGCGACATCAATTCTTCAGTGATCTCATGGGCTCTGGCATAGGTGATAGAGTCGCCATAAATTGCTCCGATGTGAGGGTCCAATTGCTTGAAGCCTTTTGAATTCACCGTGCCACCAAAGACCTCCCAGAGAATCTGAATCGTGCCCTTGGATTCCGGTGTACCGATCTGTGCGTCATGATCTCCGCAAACGATCTTCACGGGGTCTCCTGAATCAGGGCGAATCACAACTTTCCCATCGCGGGCCATGATTCGGTCTTTGAGTAGGGGAAGGGTCTCGGTAAGAATCTTGAAATAATCCCAGGTGTCTGAGACAATACTAACAATCCCCTTGGGGTACACGTCTTCAATCAAGCGTCGAAAAGTTTCATACTCTGAGGTTTCCCCGCCCATGCACATAACCGAATGTTCGGTGGCGGGCACAGAGCCTCCAATCAATTCCTTGGTGGCATCAGCACCATAAAAGGCTTCCAAGAAATCAATCGCCGGAATCGTATCCGTCCCGGTAAAACTGAGCAAATGTCCTGCACCGGACACACAGCTTGTTTCAACGCTCGACATGCCGCGCATACTAAAGTCGTGACCCTGCCATTGCACAAACTCAGGCATATCGGAGGACTTCTGAGCCGCGGCATCTAAAAGACGACGATAGGCATGAGCAATGGTTGCAGAGGTGATCGGTGCCCATATCACATTCGACATGAGTGATTCGACCCAGTTGGTCAGCCAAAAGAAATCGGGATGGGTATTGCGAATCGTGAGGAACGGCACACGCATCGGGCAGCGTGATCCTTCAGGCAACGCCTTAATCAGCAACGGCAGATAACCCAGATCATGCAGAGCTTCAATGTGCTCCATGCTCACGGTATCGGGGCCTAATGAGGTATCCAATCGGCGTTTATAGGTTGCGACGACCCGTGCTTTGGGTTGATTGAAGAAATCTTCATTGAATCGGTAGATCAGATATTCCATGACAAAATACTGCAAGCCAAAGACCACCACTCGGTCAATCTCTGGAATGCGTGATCCGCGGGCCGTCATGTTGGAGTAGACTTCGGTCGTGCCTTTCGGATACTGCCTACGGTGATCCGTCTTATAAAAATCTGATAAATGTATGCTGCTCATGTTCTATTCTCCTTGAAACGGTGACTCACATTACTTCGTAAAATACCCAAACATCCCCACCTTCTATTATTCCCGCCAACCAAGCAATGTTATTTTTGAACTGTCATTGACAACATGAACCTCATCGATTATTCCATCAAACACTTGTTTTCCTTTGGTAAAAAAACCATGCGTGGCGTATAGATGGACCCTCTCGGCACCCATCAGCCTTAGTTCTTTTCCCAATTCCACAAAAGTTCTTCCACCGTCTATAATATCATCGGCGATCACATAGGCAATCGGTACATCCAGGTCGCCTATCGTGACCGAGCGAATGAGTCCGGAAGCATGAACTACGGTGCCTGTAATCTCTCCGGTTGCCGTATTGCGTTCTTTGCTCGATTCAATGACACCCATCAATCCATGCGGGTCGGGGGTCATGAGGGTCTGAGCAAGCTTATGGGTCTTTTTGAGAGCCCCGGCATCAGGCGCCACGAGATAAAATGGGGTACGGACGAATTGACGAATCAGTGGGGCAAGCAAATCCCATTGGTGCTCGACCACACAGTTATTGAACAAGGCGGGGGTCACATCAGAATGCGGGTCTTGAATGAGCACAGTATCAAATTCTAATGCGTTAATAAGGTCGCAGAACACTTTGAGGCTGAAGGCTTCACCTGGGTTGTTGCAACGATCCTGGCGACTGAAAGGTACATATCCCATAATCAATCTGTCGAGTGTGTGGCCTTGTCGCTTGGCGGCATCACAAAAGAGCAACAATTCAATGATATCCGCATTCTTGGTGAATCTGAAATTGACGGACACCTTTATGCTTGCCAAATCCTCAACAGTCACCTGCATTTCACCGACGGGGAATGTGAATGTCTTATATTTTAGATTTGTAATGAGCATTATGTCCTCGTTGAAGTTGAAGGGTCAAACAGGCTCGGTACCGTGAAAGATAATCGATTTCGGTCTGTTGGAGATGTTTGGAGCACCACAATTGCGTAGTGGCTTGTTCAGCCAATGCCTCATCACTCAGATATCTGAGTGTCATGGCATAATCGCGGGGCGAATGGCTTGAGGTTCGATTGACTTCATCCGACATGTATTAAGTATAACACAACAGGATAGGACTGTCAAGCTTCATTTTTCTCTATGTTTTCAATGATTTCGAGTGCATCTAGTCATGCCTGCACATTGTTGGGGAGAAACCTGACCCAAAAATCTTGGTGAGGTACAATCGTTTCTTGGTATCATCAACATTGTTATACTCAAATCCGCCCTTGGTTCGCTCATTGATAAACACCCACTCTTTATACAGCGCACAGGTCTTAGTGACCACCTCGGCCTCAACAAGTTCTTGGGGTGTTCCCAACATCGGGACTTCGGGCATAAGCGATCCGCTATTCTGAGTATGATACGAGGGGACGATAGACAACGAAGGTCCAACAATCACCTAGCAGCCCTTAACATCTTTATTGGTGTACAAAGTGCTGCCATTGGCCTGGGTACAGGCCAGCATGGTTTCCTCTGCAAATGCAATAGTCACGGCTGCGGTCAATAGGATTGCCGCAATAAAAAACATGATATTCAATAGCACCTTCATGATTCTTCTCCTGAGTTAATCGTGGTTGTATTCTTCTGTTTCGATTTTGGCGCGGGTCACACTCACTGTCATCGTATCTCCTTCCACTCGCCATTGACGATTCGTGAATCATGCACCACTTTCTCAACCTTCAGGCGCACCACAGACAACCCTTCTTTGACAAAGCGATCCTTGAACATGTGTGTCATGGTGACGGCATGTTGTTCTTCATCGAACCATCGGGTTGCGTAACAAAATGTAGTGTTACCGAGGTCTGGGTCACCAGTGATACAAGAGAATTTCCATTTTTGATCTTCCACAATTCTTTTGACTGTGGCGAGAGCCATAGCCCGATCATCAACGATGGTTATGTGGCATTCAAACTTCATGCTTTGGCTTTCTTTGTCTCGGCAATCTGCTTCGTGAGTCTAGCGCGTTCGCGCTTGGCTTCACCCGGTGCACCATCAAGCTTCCTGAGTTTGTTTTCGAGGGTAAGACTATCGTGCTGCTTCTGCCTGTCCGCTGCTTGTTCCCGCTTCTGTCTCACGGTTGCTTTGACTTTCGTTGACATATTACTCCTTATTGTTGAGGACCGACTTGAACACATTCCACGCGAACTGAAAACAGATTATGGCACCCGATAGCACGAGCAATCCGACAATGAGGGTAAAGATGATTGCGAAAAACTCAAATGCGATGAGTGCCATGATTTTAGTTGCTGTTGGTGTGAAGCTTGATTGACTTGATTGTGGTATAATTGAAGGAGCGCCAATCTTGTTTGTCTACATCAAATACAGTAATCAGTTGCGCCGGTCTGATTCTCATGGTAGATTCAAACACCTCCAGGGTATCATTGACCACAACCTCTTTTGGCTTGGGGCGCTTGGCTTCGGGAATTAGTTCAGTCACCTTGGTGCAATTCATCACACGCTCAGTGCCATCCTTCTTGGTGAACTTTACTTCCACGATCCCCTCATGGAGATATTTTGTTAGCATGTCCACCCCCACTTGCACCAAATCCGCATTGATAATCATTATGATTTCTCCTTTTTAAGACCTGCATGGAACACGTCAACATCATTCTCATCTTTCATCACAAATCCATAACTTTTCGCGTGGAGGGTGAGTATTTCGATCAATGAGGCTTCTAAAATTGCTATAGAGTGTTTGTTTTCGCGTATCATGATGCCAGTGAATCCGGCCCGTGCCACATGCGCGGCATACGCGAAGGCATCAATAAAAGTTGAAGTGAAGGGTTTTTCGATATGCACTCGACCTTTGCGGACTGAACTCAGGATAACATGGTAGGCTTCACGGTCGGCGGGAACATTGGGGTCGCCGGGCAACTGTCCGTACTCACGGGCCACATCATCAAAGTAGTTGAATACCACTTCTTTAGTCTCTGGGTGTACATAAAATCCAAAGCCATCAAACGCAATGGGCTTGATATATAATAGCGGTAGTTTGTTCACTTGACCCCCGCGGTAGTGTTGAACCAGTGACACACTCGCTCACCAACCATATAGGCCCGCGCCCCCATATAGATGATACCCGCAAAGAGGGCAATGAACGCGAATAGCACAAAGGCGAGGGTTGTTGCAACCAAGGCCACGGCAATCACAATAGGCACCATCGTTATAATCACTATGACCGCAAGCCCCCGTATTACAATATCCTGCATAAATCCTCCAAATGATGTTCTAAGTGTAACATACTGCGGCGGGATTGTCAAGCGGGAATATCAAAGCGGTAGATTGAGGCGTCTCCTCAGTTTATTCGCTAACTTAGTGGCAGCTATTTTCGCCCTATGGTCGGTAGTAAATATCCTTGGTTTGCCTATTTTCGCTAACGCCATCTTGTGACGGTGTTGTGGAGATTTTATATGCGAGGACATCTTAGTTTTTGTTTCTTCACTTACCGCATGTCCCATCAGGGTATTTGCTATTCTGCTTCTGGTCTCTTCGGAGTGTATGCGACCCATTTTCGATATTGACATGTGAAGTTTCGATTGGGGAGTATGTTCGAACCCTGACATTGCTTCTGACATTTTTTGTTTATGTTCAGGTGTTCTATTCTGGGCATAGGCTTTCATTTTTGCCTTCGCCTCTTCTGATTGTTTCTCAACACCAGCAAACAACAAATGCCCAATGGTCTTGTTATAATACTTGCGCTCACCATTAGGTAATCGTGTCCTCAATACATCTCTCACATATTGCATCTGACATTCTTCATAGGTCAATTGTGAACGACCCGCACACAATGAGAGAATGTGAAATTCAAACTGATCTTTGCCTTGTGTGTTTATAAGTTCGGTGAGGACTTCGGACGATGATGTGTACTCTTTCCAATCGCTCGGTTTTGTCCTCGACTTATCAGCCTTGGTTTTTCTGCGCTTGTGCTTGAAGAACTTCTTTCCAATGTAGGCGCGACCTGTGGCAGGTTCAATGATTTCATAGATAAACCCGAAAAAATCATCGGGGGTGAATTCACCAACGGCACTGATATCCCAATGCCCGTATTCATCGGTCATCATCATCGTCATCATTCCATTCACCCAAGGAATCGGCTTCTCTATCATATTCACCTATATTTTCATCGCCAGGTTCACCGCAAAACGGACAGTAGAGAGGTGTGGAGTCGGCTTCATCATAAGTCAATGCAATGCGTCGGTTGCATGAGGAGCATGTGGCTGAATATCTCATGCCACAACCTCCCAATCATCGGCGAGCACATCTGTTTGACTCGGCGCCCACGGTACAATTTGACCATCGGCGGATTTTATATCCAAATGAGCACGATACTTG